TGATGATGTAGAAAATACATCTGTTTTAACTGTTTGCAATACTTGAACAATACTTCCAGCAGGAAAGTTAGTATTAGTTCCGTTTGTCAAAACAGTCCCACTTGTAGTAGGCAATGTTAGCGTAGTTGTGCCTGATACTGCTGGTACGTCTAGTGTGACTGATCCTGAAGTAGAACCGTTAAGTATTAGTTTAGCCATTAGTTATTCTCTGCTGGTAAAGGAGTATTGCCTTCGTCAAGCCATTTTAGGTAGGCTTGGTAGTCTGTGTTATTTTCATCAAATATAAAACTTGTTGTTGAACCATCTGCATTAACTGTATAAGCTGCGTCAGGTTCTGTTTTACCAAATCGTATATAAAGTTTATAAGTTCTCATAGCTCACATCCGTTAACAATTATTTTTGCATTACTGGTGCTATACATAGCAGTACCAATTCCTTGAGAAATTGATGGAGAACCAGCGGTTGTTGTTAATCTAACACTTAATTGTGATGTACCACTTGCTTGAAAAGTAATCGCAGAGGCATTAAACCCTCCAGCAAAATTACTAACCCCAAATGTTCCAGATGCTGTTATTCCTGTTCCAGCAACCCTTGTAATAGTTTTATAAGATAAATTATAATCACTTAAAGTTGTATTTGCAGCATTTCCGCTAAATTGGTCACCTGTTGATATATCAAAAACAGGACAATACCTCTGACAAGCCGCCAATTCCTGATTATAAAGTCTGCGTTCAAATGGTGTTGCTGTTGAGCCTACTTCTAGTTGGACACCTGTTATGTAGAAGGTAGCTCCGTTAGTTGCCATTAAATTAGTAGCACCTGTAGCATTAAAAAATAACGAGCCAGACCAAGAGCCTGCAGTTCCTGTATATGTAGAACCAGCAGCAAGAGTTATATTTAATTCTAATCCAATTCCATTAGTTGTTAGCCATGTTCCAGATGTATCACCAGCAATAGTATATTGTTTTGTGGCTACAAAAGAACCTGCTGTTATGTTATATGCAGTATCTATACCATCTAATGATACGCCTGAAGTAGCTAGGGTTGAAAGATAATCTACGTCTGTATCAGCTTCACACCATTTTTGTGTTTCAAAGTTGTATATTAATAATCCTCGTGGACCTGAAACTGTTGTGTAATCCCAAATAACTAGGTTACGTTCTGGGTCTACTGCTGCTGATATAGTGTCAATGTCACCAATGTTAGCGTTGTTAAAGAAATATCTGTCTACTTTTTCTGCACCAATACCAGTAATTTGTTGACCATTACATGAATAGAAACCATCATCTGATAAGAAGTATGTTACACCACCATATTGTGCTATAGAACCACCTTCTATACATCCTACGTTACGACTAATCGTGTCAAATTGAAAGAATAAAGGTGAGCCTATATATGACATTCTTACAATGGCTTTTTCTAAGAATACTATACCAAACTCGCCACCTGTGATGCCTGTTATGTCACCACCGTCAGGAAGGTCTTGGCTATCACTTTGTGATGCAGCACCCGCAGTCCAATCTGTAGCATCATTAATATCTGACCATTGCACTCGTGAAGGATTTGTACCTGCGCCTATATTTGCACACACAACAAAATCACGAACTGCTGTTATATATTTTGCAATAGGAGCAGTTGTAGCTAAGTCACCAAAATAAGAAGATGCGTTTATATCGTAATATTGAACTTTGTCAGAACCATTAGTAGCTAGTGCATAGTTACCAAATTGTAAGAATTGCCATCTATATGTTCCTGAATAAGCACTTCCTATAACTGTTCCTGTAGCAACAGCACTTGGAACATTAGCATTGACTTTAGCATAAGTAAAAGTAGTAGAAGTAGGTACAGTAGTAATAGCATAACTACCATCAAATACATTATTACTTGCGTCTACTGTGACGCTATCGCCTGTGCTATAGCCATGAGCAGAAGCAGTAGTAATAGTAGCTACGTTAGATGTTAAGGCTACGTTACTTATTGTTCGTGATGCGCTTTTGCCAACACTATCTAAAGCTAAAGTAGATGAGTCTAGTTTAAATAGTTTAGTAAGACCGCCTGCAAATACAGTAACGTCATTATCTATTTTAGCAGCAAAGACATTAGTTAAATCTTCACTTGCATCCGCAGAATAGTTTACTGCTGACTTAAATGCACCATAACCTACAGCTAGAGGAATGACGTTGTTAGCCTCTGATACTGTGTCTAAAATACTAGGTTGGTCAGGTAGCCAGTCTTTGAATTGTATGCGTTGTGTAGGCATATTATGACTTCATAATAAATGCTAGTGCATAGTATGGTGGTAAGTTTTGGTTAGTACCACTTGAGCCTTCTGTGGTGTTAGATGTTGCAACTGTAATACCTGTTGTTTTTGTATTGGTATTAAATGCAGCAGATGATTGTGCATCATACGCTTCACCATTATCTTCACCAACTTGAGTTCTTTGACCTTCACCATAAGAATGGAAGTGTCCAGGGTCTGTGACTGTTGATGTTGCAGTATGTGTATGAGATACGACAATAGCGTCTTTAGTACCACCAGTTTGTGTATAAGAAGCTGTAACATTTGTTTTAGCTGCACCACCACTATCAGCACTTGCACCAATAATAAATTTATCTCGTAAGTCAGGAGTTGAGGTAGAACCATTACATAATAGCCATCCAGTAGGTATAGTAGCAATAGTACCTGACCACATCATAATCATGCCTGCTACAAAAACACTACCCCATGTAGGTGTTCCTGAGCCTGCTGAAGTTAATACTTGACCAGACGTGCCTGCTGCACCGTCTAATGTTAATGCACCTGTAACCGCAAGTGTGCCTGAAGATGTTAGCGTACCTGAGCAAGTAAATGGGTCACCGCTTGTGCCATCTTGTTGGTCTTTTAGCTGAGCCATCACAGAACGAATAGCATTGTTTACGTTTGCAGGTGAGCATCCTTCAGCAATGTTAATATTACTAATATCTGTGTTACTTGCTGGGGTTGCTGAGTATTCACTAATTTTTGTCTTTGCCATTTTTTATCCTTGTTGTAACCATGTGTCTGTACCTGCTGATACAGTTGTCCATTCTTCGCCTTGCTTATATCCTTTAGCTGTAACTGTTGCTGCGTTACTTATAGAGATGATAACTCCATATACAATTCCAGCACTTACAGTAACAGTCGCTAATGCTGTTATACTAGAGTTTCCATTTAATATTAAATTACCAAGTGCTGAAACAGTAGTGCTTGTGACAATATTAACAATACCGTTTACAGTTTCTTCAACATCAACTGTCATTTGTGCATTACAAGTAATGCTTGCGATAGCTAGTTTTATTTCACCTACTAGCGAGCTAAATGGAACTTGGGAAAATGCACTTATACCAAACATTATTTACCTCTTTTATTTAATTAACTTATATATCTCTTCTAAAGACTCTTTAACTATCCATGATTGCTGTGTAATAGAGTAGATATTAGTAGATATTTCATCATCATTGTCTACTTCAAATGCAGTCATAATATGTTCAGTATTAATTAATAATGGTTTGTCTTTAAAGTCTTTTGCATTATTAGTAAGTTTAATTATCATTAATAACATCCCATGCTAATGTTTCTTCATTCCATGTATATCTTTTATCATCTGTAGGATAGTCTACAGGTGCTTTCCATTGAAAAGTATTTTCATCTAGTAGCCATGAATTATATGGTTTAGGTGCAATAAAAGCATCACGACCTTCGTCATAAGTGTATCCAATACCAGCGTAATTCTTACGAATTTTAGCGTTATAAGATGTTTGTTTCCATGTTCCACCTAATAAGTTAGAGCAAAAGTCTATACCTTTTTGTTCTGACTCTTGACCATTGGCATCAAGAATGTCTTGATTAGATACTACTATTACTTGTTTTACTACATTGTTTTCTAATTGTGCAAAATGTGCCATATTATTTCCTTTAATTTTAAGCTGTATAACTTCCTGATGCAGTAAATTTAATTACAGTATTAGCACCTGATGTAGTTACTGTTGGGCTTCCTGTTGTAGTTCCTGAATAGTTAGTTGTAGGAACACTTAATATTACTATACCTGAACCACCTGCTGCACCAGCATATGAACCTGATTGGGAGCCTCCACCACCGCCACCTGTATTTACAGTCCCTGCAGTAGGAGCTGTAGCACCAGAATTAGTACCAGTGCCTCCGCCACCATCACCACCTGTATTATTTGGAGCACCATTTCCTCCACCACCACCACCTGCATAAGTGACTGAAGTTCCTGTAATTGAGTTTGCTACACCATCTCCACCCTGACCTCCTGCATCTGTGTTACCAGCTTCCGCAGCACCACCACCACCACCTCTTCTTGGTTCGGATGTACTTCCGTTTCCACCAGCAAAACCTTGTGCTGGACTTGTGCTTGGACTATTACCTGCAGCACCAGCATTAGTCCAAGCACCACCACCACCTGAACCACCTGCACTTGGTGAATTTGGAGGTTCCCAATTACCGCCACCACCACCACCACCAGCAGATGTAATTGTTGTTAATCCTGAGCCTGATATAACAGAATTTGAACCAACTGAACCTGGTCCATCTGCTGCACCACCACCATTAGCTCCACCGCCGCCTCCAGCACCTACTGTTACTGTAATCGCTGTTCCTTTTATTGCTGTTTGAGTTGATGTTCTATAGCCACCAGCTCCTCCACCTCCACCAGTAGTTGCTCCATCATTTCCGCCACCACCGCCACCGCCACCAGCTACCACAAGAAATTCTACAGAATATTGTGGGGTTAAACTACCAGAGCTTGTAAATGTATGTATTTGTTTGCCACCAGAAGTAGTAATTGTGCCACCTATAAATAACGCTGTAGCAGATGTAAATGAT